TGCAAATATACCAGCAAGTGCACCGGCACCTAGTATACCTGCTTTACCTGCTAATTTATCTCCTAAAAAATTTTTAGCTCCAGATAACATAGATCCAAAAGGACTTTGCATAATATCTCCACCAATACTTAAAGCTTTCAAAGGATTTAAACTACCCTTACCAAAAAAACCAGCTAGTCCTCCAGGCATCAATGCATTAGCACCAAAACCTAATATAGCTGCTTTACCTATAGGTGATTTAACTATTTTTTTAACAGTTTTACCAATAGACTTTACTAGACTTCCTAGTCCGTACATTTGTCTTGGCATTTGTGATCTTGAAATTGGCATAATTTTATTAATTATATATAATAATCCCTTGTTTTACAACTAGTCTGATCCTGCACCTAAAGGTGGCATTGCTGCTACTTTTACTTTTAAAGATCTTGTTATTTCTTCTCTAATTGTAGGAGTAGATGTATTTGCAATATCATCCTCAGCCTCTTGATCAGAGTTATATTCTTGATTAGTTCTAGTATTACGTAATACTACTTCAGTTTCACACTTTACGACTGGTACTTTTTTACCATTTATCATTGTGTATGCTACTGATCCTTCTTCTTTAAACGCCATGTTTTCTCCTTAGTCTCGGTTAATTTCAAGTATTGATGATATAACATGCAGACGGTTAGCATCTGCAGCTGTAACTTTTAATACTTCATTTTCTTCTAGTATAACAGGATGTGTTAAAAATTCTACCGTTGCATGTCCTGCTACAGATTTTACATCAAATAATACAAACACATTACTAGAAGCATCTGTTATAGTAACAGTAAGCGTGCTACCATTATTACTATCATCACAAACCATAATAGATTTTACAATAGCTCTAGAATCAGAAGGCACTGTATATAAAACTGTTTCACTTGCAGTAGTTAAATCTAACTTTGCATTTTTATAAATATTAGCCACTTACAAACCAAGAAAATCTTTCTTGCTCCTGTTTCTGTTCGTTTAAAAATGTAGAATTTAATTGTTCTACTATTAAAGAAATAGCTCTATTAATTTGTTTTTGGTTAGAAAAGTCATACTCTTCTTTTGGTTCTGGTAATCTTACTATTACTTTAGCCATGTTTATATGATATCCAATCTATATTTTTTTTATTTTTTAAACTAATAATATATGAATTAATTTTATCTTCACAAAGCATCATATGTTTATTTTTTTTATATAATTTATGTAAAGCGTTTTCACCTGTAACTGAATAAACAAAAGAAAGTTTATTTTTCTTTGCTTCTTTTTCTATTTCATCAATACAAAGTTTCATTGCTTTATATAATTTAATTTTACTAACTTTTGGATTTGAAAATATCCCCCACATAAAACTTAGTTTAGAGGTTTTATCTATAAACAAACCCGCTGCACAAATCGGTTCTTTATCAATTATCATAATACCTACCTTTGGTAAAACTTCTTTAGGTATAGCATTATCCCAATCATATTGTTTACACCAATTAGAGATAGTAGAATAATCTTTACTTACAATCCATTTTCTAGCTTGCATTAATAATGTCTACGTTATTCCCACTATCTTGTTTTGCGTACAGTTTCCAATTATCAAAAAAATCTTCTTCGTTATTCATTAATTTATCTTGTTCATTTACTTCAAAGTAGTCTGTAAATAAAATGTTATTAATTAAAATTCTTCTGTTTTCAGAACCAAATACATAAACTGTGTGTTCTTCATCACCTAATGGTTTACCATGTTTAGTATCTCTAACTCTCATCCAAATACCATCTTCATTTACCATATGGCTTCCTGAAACTTTAACACCTTTATAATCATATAATTCATTGTTTAAAAATTTACCTGTTGCAAATACTTTACCACCTTCTGCAACTTCATCTCCAATATCTACATCAATAATTTTTTTAGTGCTACCATCAATCATTGTAACTAAAGTGTTTGGTAAGAAACAAGAATTATTTCCGCCACTGGATCCTCCACTTGTTCCAGGTTTAGTTGTTTTTAAAGATCTTGTAGGTTTTGAAGGTTGTATTTGATAATCACCTAAACCACCACTACCTGTTCCAGATGAAGGTGTTTTACTTGATCCTTTAAATGCTTGGAATTGTGAAGTTGTTACACCTTGTGAAGTTTTTGCAGGTGCAGTTGGAGCAGGTCTATCATTATCTCGACCACCTCCGCCACCTATATTTATGTAATCATTAATTCTATTTATATTTTTATTTGCTAATGTTTTAGTTGGAACAGACGTAATACCACCGCCACCACTACTATATGGTCCATAAGTTGGTCCTGTTACTATTGGTCCCATTGGTGTAATATTACCCATTCCAGGAAAAGTATTAATACCTTTTCCAGGTCCTATTATATTATTATCTATTATAAATGATGGAATTTCTTCATCGTAAGTACTACCTTGATCATTAATAAATCCATCATCTATATCTTTTTGTTTAAGTTTATCATTGAAAACAGTTGTTGCTCTATCTGATCCAGCAAAAAATTTAGCTTCTGCTTCATCAAGAGCATCTAATCTTTCTTGTAGATTACCTTTATAACCAGGTTTGCTCATAGTTTCTTTTATTTTATTTCTTCTTTTTTCAAAAGTTTGTCTAGTTATTTGGTTAGCATTGTAACCAGACATTACATTTGCTGCTGTATCATAATCACCACCATCAGATACAATTTGTCCAATATCATTTAGTTGAAAACCTTGACCTAATAATTCATTTTCTAAAATAGCTCTATTATTTACAGGAAGCATATTACCCAAAGCATCTAATCCTTTACCTGCTAATTGCATTATTGGACTAGCTTTTGCATAATTTGCTATTGCACCAGGTATACCTGTTAGTTGTGGACCTTGATAATACTCTGGATAATTATCCATCATTTTTTGTGCTGCTGTTGCCGAAGAATATCCTAAGTCACCAGGTGCTCCAATGTAAGATCTTTCAGACGCTTGTCTGTATGCATATGGACTATATTGATTTGATGTTCTCGTTCTATTGGGATCAGGATTGTAAACACTAAATCCTTCTTCGTTGCCACCGGGTCTAGGTAATAATGGCATTACAGGTCCTGGTGTTGGTTGTATAGGTTTTGTAATAGGTCCTATTGTAGGTGGTTGAGTTCTATCATATTTAAAAGTTTCAGGTAAAGCTCTGTTTAAATATTGTTGTGCTAAATCAAATAAAGTTGCCATTATCTACGTCCATCTGGTTGTATATCTATTCGTAATGTACCAAAGCGCCAAGACTCACTAACATCAGTATTTTCTATCTTGATATTAACAAACCGGCCTCTGGCTCTTGTATCTTTTTTATCAGTATTTGCGTTGATTGTAAAGGGACTCAAAGAAGTAGTTGTGTCTGATTGTTGAGGGTAACGTTTGACAGCAAGGGTTACTTTTGCATTACCCTGTAAGTCTTTAAAATCAGGTATAAATCTTCTCATAGCTAAGAATACATCACCTGAAGTACCTTGGCTTTGTAAATCAAAATCATAAGATTTTACAAAGGATGTAACAGTTGTAGTGCTACCATCAGGATTTACTTGGTCAGTTCCTACTTCATGTTCGAATAAAGTAGTTTGACCTAATCCATTTTCACCCACAATCACAGGAAAAGTACCTGTAGCTGAATCATTAAATTTAGTAGCTGAAGGTTTAGGATATACACTAGCATCAATCCAAGAAGTTCTTGCTTCTGTTCCTATATACCAAACACCACCTTCTACTTTTTCTCCATAATTTAAAACTACGTATTGATCATTATAGTCAGAACTAGTTGATGGATAATACCAAACAACTTCAGTATATAAATTATTTATACCCGCATAAATTTGTTGACCTTTTGTAGTATCTGCTTGATCATAAACATAATCTTCAACAGAACATGGTAACGATTTAACCGTACCATCAAACATAAAGAAACCATTATTAGACATCCAAAATGCAACACCATCTATTTCAATAGCTGCATTTTTACCAATTAATCCACAGTTAGTACCAACTTGTTCAAAACCAAATGTAAAAGGTGCACCAATAAATTTCATTGTGTATAATGCGTTATCTGTCCAAACTAGAATAGTTTCTTTAGCTTTTAAAGATCCTATAATTTTTGTACCATCTTGTAGTCTTTGTGATCCAGCGCTGTTAATAGCTGTTGGTGTATAATCATTTATATCTTCTTGATCAGAAAATCTTATAAACATATCATCTTGTGTGGATGTATCTCCAATAACTGTTTCCGTACCTAAATGAATCAAGTGACGTGTTGTAGGTGAAACTAAAGATACTCTAGTTGCTGTCGGATTAGCTGATGTAGAAAATCCTGAAGTTGATGTAGATGCTCTTGTTGTTAATCTTGAAGCGTTCCCCGCATTCCATGTAAAAGTTTTTCCATTTGCAATTGTTGCAATTAATACTTGACCAAAGTTACTTAAACTCCAGAGGCCTGGTTCCAGACTCACGTCAGATGCTGAAGCAGCTTCTCCCCATGCTCCACTGCCCCAGGTATCTATACCCCAACCATAACCATATGATTGTTCTGCTGGTCCAACTTGTTCGTAAGGTTTAACTTCTAAACTACCACCTGTTGAAACTGTTGCTGTAGCATTAGAACTTTGTGTAATGGTAAATACACTTGAACTTGTAATACTTGTTACTTGAAATAATTTATCTTCAAAATCTGAATTAGAATAACCGGTACC